AAAGAATTCGTTGAAATCTACGAAATTAACACTCGGACTAAGGCTGCGAAGAAAGGTAATTACATGCTTTCTTCTTTCGAGAAAACTTACTCAAACGGCGACTTCGCGACTTACTCACTCGGAGCAAATCTAAACGGAAAACTGACGAAAGAGACGCTAACCGAAGTACCGGACGGAGCGCCTAACTCAGAAGAGCCGACCACTCCCTGATGCGCCCCAAAATCTACGGTATACAGCTACCGCGGATAGTGTAACCGTCAATTGGGATGCCGTAGAAGGGGCGACTTCATACAAGGTATATAGGGGAGCAGAAAAAGTTTTCTATAAAGAAGTGACAGACACTTCTTGTACGCTTATCGGAATCTCTCCTAACACTAAGCTCACAGTAAATGTAACGGCTGTGAACCAGGCGGGAGAATCGCCAATGAGTCAGATCGAAACATACACAGAACCAGACACAAGCGGATCATAAATCAAGATTAAAATATTCGGAGCGTCCTTTACGGGCGCTCTTTTTATAGGGGGATTTTAATATGGCGCATTTTGAAATCGAAGGTAAAGAGTACGAATTAAAGCTAACGTTCGAAAGCATTAAGTATCTCAATAAGGTATGTCCTGGCGGGTCTCTTGAGCTAGTCGGTAAGGCAATGACGGGGGATCTCGAAGTATTCGCACACGTTATTCACGCCGGCCTTTTCCATGCAGGCAAAAACTTCTCCTTTGCGGAGATTGAATCTATTCTCGAAAAAGCAATCGAAGAGGAAAAACTCGATCTTGAGTACGTCCTAAAGGTTTCAAAAGAGGTAGTAGTCGATAGTTTTTTCTTCAAGAAGATCGTCAAGAAACTGATGAAAGACAATCCGGAAGCATTGGAACAACTGGAAAACTTTCTGAAGTAGAACAAGCGGTATTTTCCGGATGGCGTTACCTTCAGATGAAACCAGAAGATGTATACGCCCTTACGCCGCGAGAATTTCACATACTTGTTCAGGCGCAAAGCGAGCGCCATGAGGACGAATTCGAACGAAAAGCAATCGAGGCTATCATTCGCGAAAAAGCCCACCGAGAGAAGAAGCCGAAGCCATCCGATTTGTATAAACGTGCCTCGGTGGATTCTCCTAAGAAGAAAACAGTCGAAGAGATGGCGGAACAGGCTAAGCATACCGCAGAGTGGCTTAGCCAATTCGACATTGCCAGAAAGGAGGTTAACGAGTGAGCGATCGCAATATACGCTTTACTATTACGGCGGTTGACCGGTTTTCGTCTACGATGTCGCGGCTTGGGACTTCGATGGCGTCGATCCGTGCATCTACTTCGCTTATGTCTAACGCAATGACGACGTCCTCGACGAGAATGTCTTCGTCAATGACCGGAGTTGCCGGTGCGGCGGCAGTCGCTTCGGAAGGGCTAACAAGAACAAGTCGGTCGGCACAGACGGCCAGCCGTTCTGGACAATCGGTCATGGATTCGATGAATAAAGCGAGCGGGGCGTTAAAAGCGACGGGCGTAGCCGTTACGGGTTTCGGTGGTGCTATGGCGCTAGGTCTAGGAATGGCCGTCAAGACAACCGCGGACTTCGAATCGGCAATGAGCCGGGTCGGGGCGCTAAGTGGTGCGACCGGAAAGCAGCTCGAATCTATGACGCAGACAGCGGAGCATCTCGGTGCGACTACCGCATTTACAGCGACTCAGGCTGCCGAAGGTATGCAGTTTCTCGCGATGGCCGGCTATAAGACGAATGAAATTATCGCAGCTATGCCGGGTCTATTGGCGACAGCGGCTGCCGGACAGACTGACCTCGCTACGACAGCGGATATCACGTCGAATATCCTATCTGGATTCGGATTGCAGGCGAAAGAGACGGCCAGAGTTGCGGATGTGTTAACGAAGACGTTTACGAACTCGAATACGGACTTAGAGATGCTCGGCTATACGATGAAATACGTTGCGCCGATTGCACACGCGTCGGGACAGTCGCTTGAATCCGTAGCGGCTGCGGCCGGATTGCTCGGAAACGCCGGTATTCAGGGAACGCAGGCCGGTACGTCACTTCGTCGGATGTTGACGCGTTTAGCTGGACCGCCGAAAGCCGCACGAGAAGAACTCCACGATCTAGGCGTCACGGTAGAAGATGCGAAAGGTAACATGAAGCCATTGGCGCAAATTATCGGAGAATTGGCGGAAGCAACGAAGGACATGGGCGAGGCCGATCGTCTCGCAGCCATTTCGAGAATTTCTGGAGTCGAAGCATCATCTGCTATGTTGGCATTAATGGATGCCGGACAAGGGAAGATCGAAGCATTTACGAAAGAACTCGAAAACAGCGGCGGGACTGCGGAGGAAATCGCGAAGAAGCAATTAGAAAACCTCAAGGGCCAACTAACGTACTTGAAATCTGCGCTAGAAGGTGCGGCAATCGCAATCGGAACTGCGTTGCTGCCTGCGCTGAAAGTTATTGTAAAGGCTCTTCAATTCCTTGTGGATACGTTCAACTCGCTTCCGCAGCCGGTTAAGAGCGCGATAGCAATTTTCGGAGCGTTATCGACAGTGCTTGCGCTCGTTGCAGGTCCGATACTATTGTTAATCGGCATGCTGCCGGGCATTATAACGGGTTTCGGACTGATAGCGGAGTTTGGTGCGTTGATAGCCCCAGCTTTATTGCCGATAGTTGGAGTAACGGCCGCAGTAATAGCCGGACTGACTGCGCTAGGAGCTGCGATTTATTTAACGTACAAACATTTCGATACTATTAAAAAGAAAGCGTCGGAGTTCGCTACCATAGCCGGCCAGAAGGTTACGCCGGTCCTTAAAACGATATCTTCACTATTTAAAGGCATAGCGGAGACCTTAACCGGAGACTTTACGAAAGGATCAATCGCGCTTCATAACCTACTGCCGCAATCGGTTGCGAATGTAATCGTAAAGGGGCTCGCGTCAATACGTAGTGGCTTTGATGACTTAAAGAAGGCGATCACAGACGCATTTAACGGGGATATTTCAGGACTCGCGGAATTCATACCGAATATCATTGGAATATTGGTCGGGGGCATACCCGGTCTGATCGTTGCGGGTTCGAAATTCTTGCCGGCAATTGCGCAAGGCATAGAACAGAACATGCCGACGATTCTCGAAAAAGCGACCGAGATTGTCAATTCATTAGTTGACGGAGTTACGACGAATTTGCCACGAATTTTACAGGCCGGACTCCAAATCGTGACCGGCTTACTAGAAGGTTTTACGCAAGCTTTACCAAACATTGTTGAGAAAGTGACCCAGGTCGTTGATACGATTATCCAGACTCTAACAACAATGATCCCAGTGATTCTAGCAGCCGGAGTTATGATCATTACTTCCTTGATTGAGGGGGTAGTAAGCGCCCTACCAACAATTATCGAAGCTGCTACGACAATTTTGACAACGCTCATCACTACTGTTGTTACATTACTCCCCACTCTTATCGAGACAGGGATTCAGATCTTAAATTCCTTGATAAGTGGGTTGGTCCAAGCGCTTCCGATGTTGGTGGAAGCAACAATTCAATTAATCACCATGCTAGCTCAAACTATAATACAAAATCTACCAACAATTATCGAGGCCGGCATTCAGATCCTAATTAGCTTGATCAATGGGATTGTGAGTATCCTTCCGCAACTCATAGAGATGGCTATTTATTTAATTGTCGCGGTTGCTACTGCATTGATAGAGAATCTACCGAAAATTATTGATGCAGGAATAAAGCTTTTATTAGCCTTGATTGATGGCCTTATCCAGATGCTACCTAGTCTAGTTGAGGCAGCTCTAAAATTAATCGTTGCTCTTGCCGGAGCGTTGATTGAAAATTTACCAAAGATTATCGAGGCTGGGGTAAGAATCCTCTTGGCTTTGATTGACGGCATAATTCAAATTTTACCTCAACTATTACAGATGGGTCTTGAACTCGTCGTAAAGCTTGGTCAGACCATTTTGGATAATAAAGAGGAGCTGTTCAAGGCGGGAGCCGACTTGATCCGGGGGCTTTGGGACGGAATAAATTCCATGAAAGATTGGATCGGCCAAAAAGTCGGCGGATTCATGGACGGAGTCACTAGCGATATCAAGTCGTTTTTCGGAATCCATTCTCCTTCGCGCCTGTTCCGAGACGAAATCGGTAAATTCCTGCCGATGGGTCTTGCGGTCGGTATCGAACGAAATATCGGCGCAGTAAGAGCGGCAGCCGACGAAATGGCAAACGCGGCTATGGTCGATATGAGTGGATATTCGTACAGCCCAGACGTTGCTATCGCACATTCAACGCCTAACGGATTGCGTAGCACGCTATCGTCAGCAGTAAGCGGCACGATCGACGTTAATTCACGTGACGATATGATTGCCGCGGCCATTAATCGCTTAGAACAGTCGCTTGATGGTATGACAATCGAAATGTCCGGCGAGCGCGTCGGTCAGCTCGTACGTCCGCACGTGAACGAAGGCAACGCCGTTGACGCACTAGTAAGGAGGTATTTCGATTAATGGACGTAGAAATCACGAAATTAAACGGCGAATCCTTCCGATTAAGCGAGCATGATGTGACCGTGCGCGATTTTGTCGTAGGCTCGCCGACAATTAATCCGGTCTATTCGCAAATTGAAGGGCGGCATGGCCGCGTTGATATGGGCGCAACATACGGCACACGCTCAATTTCTGTGCCGTTTTATTATAAGGCGGCAGATATTCACGACGTCGCTTTATTGCGCGACGAACTAGCGGGCTTGGCGGTTAGCGCCGAGCCTTTTTATATACGCGAAATGCGCCGCATAATTTACGGAAACGGCGATAATCAATTTGTCAGCGGTAAGCAATATAAAGTGCGGCTTGCCGATCCGTATGAGATCGATCAGCAGTTAGAATTTGGCTTCGGCGAATTGCGTTTCGAGACTACGGACTTGCCTTTCGCAGAATCTATCGGCACAACGGCGGATATTGACGCGAACGGAATCAACGTCGGTAGCGCAATTTGGGGCGCAGGCATGGGCTTATCGACTGAGCCGGACTATCAGCGCTATACTTGGCGAGGCACTTCCGCAGTTATTTATAACGCGGGTAATATCGCTGTCCATCCGTTTATGCAATACTTGAAAATTACGATTAGAGACGTGCGCGGCTCGAGCCAATTTCTGCGGTTACGCAACGCGACTAACGGATCGGTATTCCGCGTAAATGAGGCGGTAAGCAATTCAGACACAATCATAATCGACGGGCCAAATGTAACGAAAAACGGTCTCGTATTTTTCCGCAAAACGTCGCGAGAATTTATATCGCTAGAGCCAGGGCGTAATGATATACAGATTACAGGCGCAACAAGTGCGAAAGTTTCCTTTGATTTTCGCTTTTACTACTTATAGACGGAAGGTGACGTGTTTGGCACGAAAAGAAATCGGCTCATTATGGGACAGGACGAACAGGAACGCAATAAACGACAATTTTAAGGAAGTGTATGGACTTAAAAATATCGCGGATAGTGCAAAAGCTGACG